AATGAAAAATCGCTATGGTGATGAATACAGTTTTCTGAAACTTTCAGACAACACCTACACCATTGTTGGTGATCTCAAATACTGGCGCTATGGTGGCCGCGAAGGACAGGAACAGATGGACCTAACTGATCTAGGTTTTGTTGACCCCAGCGGTGGACCATTTATTTCTGTTGGAAGTGTAATCGAAGGACGCAAAGTTACCAAAATCCAACTTGCAGGTGATCAACTAGTATTTGAGGTTGCTTGACCATGTCATGGGTTGAATTCTTTCGATCCATGTCCACGATACTGGGTTCACTGTTGCTGGTGGTAGTGATAGTGTTTACAGCCTGGATGCTGACCAGACACAAATAAATCATTATCTTTTCATATTATGGCTGTGTATCTATCATATATACTGCCAGTTTCTTTTGGAGGAAAACTACATGGCAGATTTTGCAGACGAAGCGCAAGACGCAATGGAGCAGGCGGCCTATTTGGCCAGCCTAGTTCGTAAACAAACGCCCAGTTTACCAGTGGGCGAATGTTTGGAATGCGGAGATACGACTCCGGGCAGTTTCTGCTGTCCTGATTGTCGGGACGGTTACGAACTTAGAGAAAAAATGCGCCGTATCAACGGCCAAGGTTAAACAACCGGTCTGCATCACTGCTAAATGTAGTGATGCAGATTAAAGTGAATCGCGAACTTGCCACAGGCCTGATCTTTGTGATCACAGGCCTGTTCTTCTTATATTTTGGACGAGGTTATGGCCTAGGTGACCCACTCAACATGGGACCTGGGTTTTTGCCGTTTTATCTGTCTTGGACTTTGGTGATCCTGGGCACGATACAATTGGGCCGGGCTTGGCGTGTGCGCGATAACATTGATATTGATGTGCTTCGTCCTGTGGTTGTCATGGCCAGCATTGCAGGATTTGCTTATTTCTTGCCTTGGATGGGTGCCATCATTGGTGCAGGTTTGGTCATGCTGATTTCGGCCATACTGCATCCAAAATTTAACTTTAGACTCTGGCTAATATCTTACCTAGTGGTCATTGCTTTGATACTGATATTTAAGTTTTTACTAGGGAGCACTATACCGCTATGGACTTTTTAACCTACGGCTTGGCCACTGTTTTAGACCCTACCAACTTACTGTTTTGTTTGATTGGTTGTGTGATTGGCACATTGATTGGTGTGCTACCTGGGCTAGGACCCACTGCCACAATTAGTATGCTGTTGCCAGTGACTTATGGTCTTGGACCCTTGCCCAGCATTGTTATGCTGGCAGGTATCTATTATGGTTCCATGTATGGTGGTTCCACGTCTGCAATCTTGTTAAACATGCCAGGAGAACCTGCATCAGTAATGACCTGTATTGATGGCAATCGCATGACTAGAAATGGTCGTGCAGGTGTGGCCATCTTTACCGCGGGCATGAGCAGTTTCATTGCCGGCATCATGGCCACGTTTTTAATTGCTATCTTTAGTCCACCACTGAGTGAACTGGCTTTTAAATTTGGACCCGCTGA